TTGTATGTAACCTCCACCAGAACTAGTTCTAGTTTTACTTAATTCTTGTACACTAGCAACTACATGTAATCTGTTAGCAGTCGCCGCTTGTACTTTAATAACCTCACCGTTTTGTAAAATTAAATCTTTTGATAATAATTCTACTGTTGTATTTGCTGATACTGCTTTTACTTTAAACAAACTAAATGTATCACTACCACTAACAAGTGTTACAGTAATTGTATCAGCATTACCACTATCTTCTGACACAAGTATAGAATTTATGACAGAAGCATTAAAATCATCACCAGTTGGAGCTGTATACAATGTAGTCAGATCTGTTGTTGTTAGATCTGCTTTAGCGTTTGTTAAACCTTGAATATATTGTGGAATACTTGTTACTAACATTACTGCCTTCCATCTGGTCTAATATCAATGCGTGGTGTGCCTAATTTATACTTTGTACCTAAAGAGGTAGAATCTAGACGTAGTGCAAATGACCTGCCCCTAATTCTATAATCTAATTTAGTTGTAAATTTTTCTACTGGTGTAGTAGCTGAACGTTCTGTAGTACCAGAACCAGTTTGTTCAAAACCTCCTCCAGGAAAGTTTTTACTTTTAACAGTAAAAGAAACACTTGGATTTGTGGCTGTAGATCCATTAAAAGTAATATCTGGTATGACTCTGCGAATAGATACAAAATTATTACCCTCACCTATATCTATAGGTGCTGACTCAATGAATGATGTCATGGCAGAACCATCATCATCAAACCCAGTTTCATGATTATAAATATATTGATTGCCCGTCGCTAAGGGTAAAGACCTTATACCTCTATCTAACCATGCGTCCCTTGACAGTGTGCCATAATACCATAACCTTTCTTGATAATTATAAGCTACATAAGCATTGATATCAGTATTTGGATTACCGTCAGAATCTAATTTTTTTGGATAAAACCATAATATTTCTGTAAATTCAGAATTTAATCCTACATGCACTTTATCACGCTCAGCAAAATTAAACTCTAAAAATACTTTATCTTTCACCGTGCATGGTAACGGCACTGTTTGACCATTTTCGTATAAATAAAATGTATCTCTACCCATCCAAAACACAGCATCGTCTACAGCTACGGCAGAAAAAGGACTCATGATGGTAATGTTTTTTGATAACTCTTGTAAGCCAAATGTAAACGGTGGTCCAACAAATTTCATAGCGTGTAATGTTTTATTAGTAAAAACTAGAATTAA